GGCTGCGACAGCAGCCCGCCGACCCGCTGTGACTGCTGGTTGCCCATCGTCGCCAGGTTCAGCTTGGTGGCGTCGTTCTGGGTCTGCAGCAGCTGCTGCTGCGGCGACAGCGTCTGCGTCGAGGTGAAGCGCGGGATGGTGTAGGACTTGCCGGTCGACGGGTCGGTCCAGTCATAATTGCCGGTGACGTCGTATTTAAGCGAGCCCTCGGGCGTCACCTGGTTGACGTTGTTGAGGAACGCGTTCGCCACCCCCGTCGCGACGTTGGTGCCGGTTTGCGCGGCCGCGGTGGCGGCCGGGTTGGGCGGGGTCGGCGCGGATGGCTTGCCCATGGTCGTCTCCTAGTAGAGCCCGCCGGTGCCCTGCAGCATCGGATCTTGTGGCGGCCCGCCGGCTCCTACCGGAGCACCGGGGGGCGCCATTGGCGTCGCCTGCGGCGTCGGCATCGGCGGCGGCTGCTGCGCCGGCGGCGTCAGCGACATCGGCGGGCCGGGCGGCTGCTGGGGCTGCCCCATGCCGCCGATCGAGTTGCCGATCGCGGTCATGCCTTGGCTGATGTTTTTGGGCGGGACCATGCCGGGACCAAATCCGGGCTGCTGCGGGTATTGCGGCTTCTGCGGCGAAGGGTTGGCGATGCCCATCAACGCCATGGTGATGGCGTTGCGCTGGTCGTCCTGTGGTGCTGCTGGCATGCTCATTCTGCGGCCTCTCTGGCGAGCTCGGGCCGCAAATGGTGCCCGAACCGCCGGTTGAATTTGTTCGACGCCCAGTCCTCGACAGTCAGCAGCGCCAGGACGCCGTCGCGCTCGCGGCCGTACATCCGCGGCACCTTGATCAGCATGAAGCCGAACCGGGACATCATCCATTCCTGGCGCTCGTCATCGGCCGGGATGCGCTGCACCACCATCTGGCAATTGCAGCCATGGAACGGGTACTGATACATCCGTTTCAGTGTTTCACGTGAAAGCCAGGGCTCACCGGGCAGCGCCGCGGCCGAGATCTCGATCACGCCGGCGTCGGGATCCCAGTTGTGATAGACGATGCCGGCGACCAAGTCGCCGCTGTCGGCCTCGATGATGCCGATGGTCGAGATGTTGAGCCCGAAGCCGCGCAGGCAATGCGGGATCAGCCGCGCCACGAAGGCCGACACGATCCCGTCATAGCCGTACACGTAGTCGAGCTTCATCAGGCACCGCCTGGGTTAAAGGCATGCTGGTAATAATCCACCGGCAGCGCGCCGCCGGGGTTGTCGGCGCTGAACGGCGTCTGGTAGCCCGCCGGCGGCGCCTGCGCGCCGGGATACTGCGAGCCGGTGTAGTACTGGCTCGGCGTGCCGGGGTTGATCCATCTGCTGCCTTCTGGATTGAAGCGGTTGGCGAACGAGCTGGGGTCATACGAATTGTAAATGGACTGATCGAATATGGAGCTCATGCCGGCACCCGGCCCCCGCAACGCCGGGTTGGCCGCATAGGCCGCCGCCCGCGCCGCGTTGGGATCGACCACCGTCGAAGGCTGCGTCGGCATCGGACCTGGCGAGCCGCCGGTAGGCGTTATTGGCGGCGGCGGGGGTGATGGCGGCGGCGGCGGCGTCGGCGCCGGTGTCGGTGCCGCCATCGGACCCCTCAGGGCCGGGTTGCTGGCGTAGGCAGCCGCCCGCGCGGCGTTGGGGTCAAACGGCTGGCTGGGGCTGCTGCCGGGATAATTGGGGCTGGGACTGAAGCTGCCAGGGTTGGCGCCTCCACCATAATCATTGAACGGTGCCTGCGGCGCCATCGGTGCCGGCGCCGCCATCGGGCCTCTCAGGGCCGGGTTGCTGGCATAGGCCGCAGCTCTGGCAGCGTTGGGATCGACGGCCGCGGGAGCAGGGGGAACGTAACTGCCGAAGCCGCCGCCGCCCATCGGATCGCCGCCGCCGGAGCCGAGATACGGCACCCCTCCGGCGTTCTCGACGTCGAACGGACTGGATGCAACCGGCACCGGGGTTGGTGCCGCCGTCGGCCCCCTCAGGGCCGGGTTGCTGGCATAGGCGGCTGCCCGCGCGGCGTTGGGATCGTACGGGGTCATGGGGTCGGTGTTACCGCCGGAGTAGCCGCCGAAGCCGCCCGTCCCACGGCCGTAGGCCGCCCCCAAAGCAGCGTAACGGGCCGTGTCACCACCGAAACCGCCGGCGCCGTACAGCTGCTGCTGCGATATCTGGGCGGCCTGCAACGCGGCCTGCTGCTGCGCGTAGTAGGCCTGATTGGCCAGCGCCTGCTGATATGCGCTGCTGAGCCCCGACGAACCGGTGCTGAAGATGCCGCCGCCGCCCATCGCGGGGATATTCGGGATCATCCATGCGTCAGACATCAACCCCTCCTAGACGGTGATCGCGAGGCGCTCGAAAGTGCCCGCCACGGATATCAACTCGATTTCAGGCTTGGCCTGCTGCGCCATCGTCACCTGCACGATCGGCGCGTGGCTGAAGCCGGTTAATCCGATCGAGACCCAGCCGGTGTTGCGCAGCACCGGGGCGCCGGCCCCGGCAGCGTCCCATAGCGCGGTATTCCACAGCCCCTGGTCCCACAGGTCCAGCACGCCAGGATCCGGCGCCGCCGACGGCGGCGTCGGCAGGCTGATCACGTAATCCAGCGCGCCACTGATCTGGGGCTGGAATGTCTCACCGCTGCGCGCCGAGAACACCGCGCGCGCCTGCTTCCAGGTGATGGTTTGCGCCGGGCTCTTGAACACTTCCCAGCCGCCCAGGATCGTGCAGACATACGGCACGTCGTTGTCGTAGCCGGTGCGGTCGGCCTGCATGATCTTGCCGGTCTGGGTGCCAAAAAACATGTCGTCGCCGAGTTTGGCAAAGCAGGTCGCATCCCAGCCGGTGTAGCGCGCCCAGGCGCCAGTGGCGGCGTTGACGATCGCACAACGCTGCTCGCCCGGCGCGCCGCCGGGCCAGGTGACGAAGATGCCGCCATAGGCATCCCACTTGCACATCGTCCAGGCCCACGCCCGCTTCGCCAGCACCTCGTCGCGCCACATCGGCTTGATCGAGCGCGTGATGGCGGCGAGCTCGAGCTCGGCGCGGTCCTTGGTGATGGCGCCCGAGGTGGGGAGGATGCCATCGACGCACGCCACCAGCAGGTCGCCACCGATCGACAGCGTGGCGTTCTTGCCCATCGGCGGCGACATGTCGTAGCGGCCTTCCTGCTTCCAGGAGGCCGCGGCAGAGGGATCGCTACCGGTGAATACAACGATCTCGCCGAGATCACTGCCGAACACGATCTTGTCGTCGATGCCGTCGCCGGCGTCGATCGACCAGGTCGCGCAATACAATAGCTTGCCGCCTTTGGTGAACGCGCCGGAGAGCGGGATCATCAGCAGCGTGCCCTGCACGGCATTAAGCGGCAGGTACCAGGCGTTCATCGAGTTCAGTTCGATGAAGAACCAGCGGTTGCGGTACTTGCAGACGTGGGTCAGGTTGGCGCCGGTGGCGACATTGGTCGAGCCGGGGCCGCTGGCGTTGATTTGGCCGGCGCTCAGCGTCGTCCAGCTGGTGCCGTCGAAGCGGATCGGGAAATCGCCGCCGTCATTGACCGCGATCAGGTAATCACCCGACGCGTTGGCAAGCTGCGAGGTGGAGTAATTGCCGTTGGTCTGGCCGCTCTTGACCAGCACCGGCGTCGTCGTCGAGACGTCGTAGACCTTGGCGGCATTGGCGTAGAACATCTTGCGGTTGATGGTGCCGCTGGCGTAGCTGAAGGCGGAAATGATCGGCGTCGTCTCCGGTAGCTGCGCCCACAGCGTGCAGCCGCCGCGGACCTTGGCGCCCTTCATCGTCGGCGCCCAGTTATCCATGATCAGCGCCGCACCGGGCTGCATGTAGCTTTCGTTCTCGTTCAGGATCAGGCCGCGCGTCGGCGCCGGAAACGTGATCGTCTCCTGCTTGGCGGCGACCTGCTGCTGGACCGGGACGCGGCGCTGGGCGGCATGCTGGCTCATGGCATCGGGTACGGGTACGAGGCATCAACACCTTGCGAGACCGGTCGGCGGCCGATGATGATCGGCGCCGGCGTGTCGCGGCCGGCGATCGAATTGAGCGCGTCGCCATAGGTGCCCATGTCCTCGGCGTAAGCCGCGCCCTTGTTGGCTTTCCATTGCCAGATCATGCCCAGCTTCAGCAGCCGCTCATCGAGCGCGAAGCTGTCGCCATCGGCCTGGAAGCTGTCACCGACGCCGCCGGCGGCGAGCGTCACGCAGTTCTTGTGCACATAGGCGAAATAGGCGGTGGTGCCGGCGCCCAGCGTCGGCGCGATCAGCATCTGGCCGCCCAGCATGGTCCACTCGCCCCAGGCGTCGTACCAGCCGAGCGCGCGGCGGTTGATCCACTCGTCGGTATCGGGGATGAATGCCATCGGGTGCATCGGGTCGGTCGAGCGGTAGACGTTGGCGGTCAACAGCATGCGCTTGTAATTGGCCGGCAGGTCGAAGCCGGCGGCGACGCCGGTGCCGGTGAAGACCTGCGTCCTCTTCAGCTTCGACCAGTCGCGGAAATCATAGGCGATGCGCTGCGCCATCTCGTTGGCGAGCGACAGCATCTCCTGCATGGTGCGGTTGCCGGTGAGGTTGGTGAATATGCTTTGCGGCACGGCAACGCCGACCGCCAGGCAGACATCCTTCACCACCGACAGGATCGTCATATCTTCACCATCGCTCCGCACTTTTTACATCGCCAAACATCTTGCTTGGCTGTTGGCGCCATACCACCGTGGTCACGCAGCGCGCAGACCAGCCTGCGCCACCATTTTCTCATGCCGCGCTAGCTTTCTCCGGCGCAGCATTACGCGCCATCCGCACCAGGGTCTTGCGGTTGAGCGCGCCAAGCGGTGCCTGGCCGGTGTTGGCGGTGATGAACTCGCGCAGCTGGGATAGGTCCATGCCGTCGAACTCGTCGCCGTTCTGCTTCGGCTCCGCTGCCTGCGCCTTCAGCGCCGCGAGGTCTTCCGCCATGGTGGCGTTCATGGCGCGCAGCGCCTCGAGCTCGGCCTGCACCTGGGCGCTGACGGCGCCAGTTTGCGTCGTTGCGATGTATTCCATCGCGGCATTTTTCATGTCCCTGCCACCCTGGCCGAG